CTACTCTAAATGTATGTAATCAATCGCAATCAAATGTCACATTTAGAATAGCTATTAGACCAGCAGGTGTAACGGGCACATCTAAACATTACATTGTATTTGATTCACCTATTCCTGCACAAGATACTATTGCACTATCGCTAGGTATGTCTTTAGGTAATACTGATGTTATTACAGGATATTCACTTCAAGGCAACGTAAGTTTTGCAGTATTTGGTACGGAGATTACCTAATGGGATTTAAGTTAGGTTCTGCTAGAAAAGGTTCTTCGTCTAGATTAAACTTTCAAGCTAATATTCGTTCACCTACCCTCCCTGTCCTTACCACAGTATCATTTTTACTTGTAGGTGGCGGGGGTGGTGGTGGGCAAGCTGGTCAAAACATCGGCGGAGGCGGCGGCGGCGGAGGCGGCGGTGTCGTGCTCGGCAATGTAGATTTGTATTCTGGCACTGTTCTTAGTTTCGTGTGGGGTGGTGGTGGCGCGGGTGGCGCTGCAGGTCTCGCAGTGCACGTAGCTGGGATTACCGGGTCAAATACGACCCTAAGCTCTCCCTCAATTATTACAGTAACTGCCTTAGGTGGAGGCGGCGGTGCACCTGGGCAAAATTTTCCTTTCCCCGACATTACCACAATGTACGGAAAACCCGGAGGGTCGGGTGGCGGTGGGTATGTTGGTGGCACAGGGAGGCAACCAACACTAAATTTTGCCAATCCTTTAGTTTCTTCTCAATATGGTAGTAATGGTGGTACCAATCAAATTAATTCTTTTGGTGCAGGAGGTGGGGGCGCCGGCGGAGTGGGCATTGCTTCTCCTACGGTTAATACTGGAGGTGGAACATTTTTAACTATTCCTTCATTTTCTGCAAATGTTGCTGGAGGTGGTAATACATCTCCAACGTCCCACCCAGTAACTTCAAACGGGGCAAACGGTATACCTGGCGGGTATGGAGGTCAAGCTGCCGCTGGATCTTCTCCAGGAACAACGGGTACTGCAGGTAATGGTGGTGGTGGATTGATTGCTTTAATGGTACCAACTCCAAGTTATCCCGGAACTGCGCCTGGTGCCACAGTTACAACTCCTGCAGCTGCTCCAGGAAAAACAGTATTAACATATACTTCTAGTGGATCTTATACGGTATAAAAAAATGTCAAAATTAAAAGTATCAGAATTACAAAGAGCAACATCTATTAATCTTACAGATTTGATGTATGTTGTTCAATCAAATACCAGTAAGGCAGTTACTGCACAAGACTTACTGGGTAATATCAACGGCAATGTTAGAGTTACTGGTAGTATTACAGCTAATACTATTATAGCACCAAGTTATAATTCTTCTCAAGCCAATGCACTTACTGTATCCAATGGCACAATCATCTTCAATTCACAAACAAATAAATTGCAAGTTTATGCATCAGGCGGTTGGATAAACCTACACTAGTATGTCAAACGAATATATCGTCAGTTTAAAACGTGACGTGGATTATAATTTATTTTGGTCACAGATGGAGTCCGAGACAGATGGACTCCTTTTTGTGCCTAATAGGCGTGTAGATATAGTAAACAACAGAGATGGCAGTTTGCGTAGCTGCCATTACTCACTTACAGATGAAGAAGCTGACACATTAAAGAATGACGATAGAGTCTATTCTGTAGAGATTCCTCCAGAACAAAGAACAGATATACAAATTGGTATTAGAGCAAGGCAAACGGGTAGTTTTAATAAACCAGTTACATCCAATGGTGCAAATGTAAATTGGGGCCTAGTCCGTGTAAGTAATAATAACAATGTATTTGGTTCAAATTTAACATCATCTGTTTCATACTATGATTATTTTCTAGATGGTACAGGCGTGGATGTTGTTATACAAGATAGCGGATTAGAAGTGGCACATCCTGAGTTTACAGATGCCAAAGGCAATTCCCGTGTACAACAAATAGATTGGTATACCGCCAGTGGATTAGACGGTACACAAAATGCAAACCATTACAGAGATTATGATGGTCACGGAACTCATGTTGCGGGCATTGTTGCAGGTAAAACTTTTGGTTGGGCAAAGAATGCAAATGTTTTTTCCATAAAAGTATCAGGGCTTGAAGGTTCGGGCGATTCGGGTACAGGTATATCCATTACAGATTGCTTTGATGTAATTAAATTGTGGCATAGAAATAAACCTGTAGAAGCGTCCACAGGAAAGAAAAGACCAACTATTGTTAATATGAGTTGGGGATATACTACTGTAATTACAACCTCAAATATAACAGCAATAAACTACCGGGGCACCAGTTATACAGGTGCGCAAATATCTGGTTATATTAAGAAATGGTATTTTGGTTTATATCCATACGGGGTAGCTAATGCCCAATCTACAGATATAACATCCTATATCACATCTATACAGATTGGTTCAGTTGATACAGACATACAAGAATTAATAGATGAGGGTGTACATGTAATTATTGCAGGCGGCAATCATTACACAAAAATAGATGTTACCTCGGGTGCGGATTATAATAATTATATTACTGCTGGCAGTGCATATTATTGGCACAGGGGAAGTAGTCCAATTGATGATCAGGCCTTTAAGGTGGGCTGTATAGATTCAACTGTACGTGCCGCAAACCTAGATCAAAAAGCAGATTTTAGTGCTTCGGGGAATGGTATAGATATGTGGGCGCCTGGATCAAACATAATGAGTTGCTGCAGTAATACAAATGGATATAGTGCAGCAAGTTACAACTTGGATAGTGGTTTTAAACAAGTTGTTTTAAGTGGCACATCTCAAGCAGCACCCCAAGTATGTGGTGTGTTGGCAACATTCTTACAAATGAATCCAGGGGTTACTCCTAACCAATTAAAAATATGGGCAACCAATACAGCATCAGTTTCGGGTGTTATATATAATACCGGTAATGTTAATTTAAGCGATTACCTAAATAATCGGTCATCATTAAGTACAAAAAATAAATTTTTATACAATCCCTTTAATGCATTAGCATCGCAGTCGGGTGGGGCAGTTGGTCTTACAGGACCCTTAACACTAACAAATGGAACTATAACACTGACCTAAAATGATAAATGAATTGACTGAAGACAATTTTATGATGTATGCCATTAAAAATTATGACAATCCTTCTTGCATTGGGATGGACGAATTTTTGGATGATTTGAAAAGATTTAAGTACATTAAACGATTGTTAAGAAAACATAATGTAGGTAAAGAATTGAAAGAACGATTGATATTAAATCATATAATTGTTCTAGGTAATTTATTTGGGGTTGAAGCAACAACAAAGATGTTGTTTTATAAATTAGAAGAAAAATTTTGGCCTCAGGTAAAAACATTTCTTGTGTTTTTAAACTATATGCCATTAAAGATAATAGTGTCTCCTGGAATAGAGATCTTAGATAAAGACATTCCTATAGATGAATCAATACTAGAAGATTTAAAGAGAATTTAAATGGGAAAATTTGTAGACTCAGTCATCGCATTTAGAATACTACATATGTTGGTTGTTCCTTTTGAGAACACCGAGGCTTTTCGTCTTGGCATAATCGATAAAACGGGTAAAGAACTAATGAAGATGCGAGACCTTAATACTGTAGAAGAAAGAGATGCCTACACCCTGCTTCACAGATTAGTTTTCCGATTAAAGAGAATCATAAATAAAGTACCAATAGAAAATAAAAAATTAGTTTCACTTGCCGCGGCATATGCTTTAATTAAAGAAGATCTTGCCAACGGTAAAGAGTCAATTAACCTTGAAGAGAAATTTTTATTAAAGCTTAACGAGGACCTAACAATGGAACTAATGGAAATAAATGCAGCATTAGATAAAAGTAAAATTTTATCTTTTAGACAATTTGTTTCAGAAGAAGGCGAAGGCGCTCCCGCAAACAATGCAGCCGCAACTGCTGGCGTAGCAGGTTTAGATAAAAATCCCCCAGTAAGTAAAAAAGCACAAAGAAAATGGACATCTACTAATAGCATGTTCAAAAGAGGAAAACCTAATGCATGAACAAGAAGAATTACAACGCATAACAGTATTGGAAACAGAAGTTAAAGGGATTACCCGAACTGTGGAAAAGCTTGAAGGCAAGATCGATTCCAATTATTCTACTCTACATCATCGCATAAGTGAAATGCGCGATGACATGATTACCAATATTGAAACCAAACATGATAAGGTTATGGAAAAACTCGATGAGCAAACTAAGGCTAGTACAGACCAGCATAAAGCTATTTCAGATAAAATGGCTGCTATCGAAAAATGGCGCTGGATGGTAATGGGTGGCGCTATTGCTGCAGGCTATGTTTTGGCTCATCTTAAATTGGAAAAGTTGTTCTAAACACTTGACTTCTCCCTAAAATTATATTATAATAAAGACTCTAATGGGAGTCTCGTTTTGTCTTTATTTACTGATCTTAAATATCTCAAACTAATAAGTAACCGGTTGCCTCTGTTCAAACAGAAGAGCGAACGTCTTTACAACTGCAGATGTATTCTTTGCGGAGACTCATCAAAAAAGCAAAGTAAAACACGTGGTTATTTTTATGTTGCTAAAAATGATTTGTATTATAAGTGTCATAATTGTAGTGTGTCCATGCACTTTGGTTCATTCCTAAAACAACTAGATGGTTTTCAGTATAACCAATATATAATGGAACGATATAATGAAGGCTTGCCTATGAACAAGCCGCATCAAAAGATTGAAGACAAATTTAGAATGGAAGAGCCCGTTTTTGAGAAAAAAGAAGAGACATTATTAGATAAGATATTGGATAGGCTTGATACTTTACCCGAAGACAATGAAGCAGTTCAGTTCTGTCTTAAAAGAAAAATTCCAAAGGCAATGTTCAACCGATTGTACTTTATTTCTAATATAAAGCACATCGTGCAACTTTCTGATAAATATAAAGACAAAATAACAACAGAAGAACCTAGGTTAGTTATTCCTTTTTATAATAATATCGGTCAACTCTCAGGAGTAACTTGCAGAGGATTGCGAGGAGAATCTTTAAGATATTTGGTTATTAAAATTAAAGAGGATGATGCCTTAATATTTGGAATGAATGAGGTTGATAAAAACAAACCAATTTATGTAACTGAGGGCCCATTGGATAGTTTGTTCTTACCAAATGCAATCGCAGTAGGTGGTACATCTTTCGGTAAAATGGAATTATTGGATTTGCCAAAAGATAAATTGGTTATGATTATTGATAACCAGCCAAGGAATAAGGATGTTGTCCGAGTGCTTGACAAGGTTATAGAACGGCATTATAATGTGGTTATATGGCCTCAGAACATTGAAGAGAAGGACATAAATGAAATGGTTGAAAATGGTATTGATGCTGCTAAAATTGTGGCAAAAAATATATTTTCAGGTTTGGAAGCTAAAATGAAATTTACAGAATGGAAAAGGTGCTAAATATGAAATCCGCGATTGTTACAGTAGTTACAGATCCAGAAACAGGTGAATTAATTTTACCATTGGATAACGAAATTTTTGATGAGACAGGTTGGGAAATTGGCGACACTTTAGAATGGATAGACCAAAAAGATGGTTCTTGGTTGCTGAGGAAACAAGAAAAAGAATGGGTATTAGTTGAATGTGTTAGTACATTCCGTCAACGCTATATGGTTCAAGTACCAAAGGGTAAAAAAGAATGGGCTATGGACACCGTGGTCATGCATGAAGCGAAGGAATTCAGTCAAGAACACTTAGGCGAACAAATTGTTAATCATCGGGTTGTGTCTGAGGAAGATGCATTAAAAATGTGTGATGAGGACAATGATTATGCAAGAGCATGGAACGATGAGCATAAGATAAATACATTCTTTACCAAAGAGGGTGAACAGAAAATATGAAAGTTTACATAAACAATTACAAGGGTCACTGGCTTTCTCCATACACAATTATGGAAAAAGTTCTTTTCTGGAAGAAGTGGACCGATCCAAAATTTGATTTATACGATGATGGAAATGAACACTATACCAATTGGTTAGTAAAGCCAATGACATTGGTACAAAAGTTTCTTGATATTGTTGATCCTAAAATTAATTATGTAAAAATTGATCGTTGGGATACTTGGTCGATGGATCACACATTGGCATATATTATTTTGCCAATGCTAAAACAACTTAAAAAAGATAAACACGGTGCACCCTTTGTCGATGACGAGGATGTGCCAGACGAATTAACAAGTACATCAGCTCCTCCTAAAGAAAATGAGTATGATACCGATGCTAATCACTTCAAGCGGTGGGACTGGGTGATGGATGAAATGATTTTTGCATTTGAATGTAAGAATGATGACCACGCTGACGATAAATTTCATTCAGGTGAACACGATATTAAGTGGGTGCCGGTGGACAAGGACGGGAATGAAGTGCCAAAAGGCGATCACAAGTTTTTTAAAATGGATAAAGGCCCTAAGGACACTTACACATGTGACTATGAAGGCATGAAAGTGCAGCACGATAGAATGAAAAATGGCTTTAGATTGTTTGGTAAATACTACGAAGGATTGTGGGATTAAATGGATAATAATAAACAAGCATTTGATACTTGGTTATTTGATACCTTTGAATTAAGAGAAATACCAACTGCCGAAGTTAGAGAACTACTATGGCGGGCATGGCAAGCTGCAATAAAATATGAACAAGAGAAGCCAATGAGAACATATAGATGGGATGGTGTTTTGCGTTGAAAGTTAAATGAAACTCATACTCCCAACCCGCGGAATACTTTGCAGAAAATATGACAGAACTCGTAGCATTTTGTGCTAGAGTTTCAAATCCATCTAATCAAAGCAATAAAGACACTTCCGAGAAGTTAATTAAATATCTTATTGCCAATAAGCATTGGTCTCCCTTGGAAATGGTTTCTCTTACTCTTGAGATTGAAACAACAAGAGACATTGCAAGACAAATGTTACGGCACAGATCGTTTTCATTTCAGGAATATAGCCAAAGATATGCTGATCCAACAAAAGATTTAAATTTTGTCGTACGTGATGCTCGTAAACAGGATCAGAAAAACAGACAAAATTCTGTAGATATAGATTATACTAATTCAGAGGATAGAGAATTAGATCGTATATGGAAAGAAAAGCAACAGGGTGTAATAAAAACATCTATGGATGCATATAAATGGGCTATAAGTAACGGTATTGCAAAAGAACAAGCAAGGGCGGTATTACCCGAGGGTAATATGGAAAGTCGTCTTTATATGGCTGGGACTTTGCGTAGTTGGATACACTATATCCAGCTCAGATCCGAAAACGGCACACAAAAAGAACATATTGAAGTTGCAAAAGCATGCGCTGAGGCTATTTCTAAGATTTTTCCGCTAACTAAAGATTTGCAATTAGATATATAAGTTATGTGGATACTATCTTTTCTTCCTAACTGGATTTTTCATGCAATACTCGCAACAGGTATAATAACCGTAATTGCGAGTACTTTTCTTGGGTTTCTTCCCTTCATTCGAACCTACGCAATCCCCGCAAAAATAATAGGCTATATACTTGTGGCACTAGGTCTTTTCCTTGAGGGCGGTTTATTAAATAATGCTGCATGGGAAGCTAGAGTAAGAGAAATGGAAGAAAAAGTAGCAAAAGCAGAAGTAGAATCTGCAAAAGAAAATATAAAAATTGTGGAAAAGATTGTAAGGAAAACCGAATACATTACTAGACGAGGTAATGATATTGTTACATATGTGGACAGAGAGATAGTTAAATATGACACAAAATTTGCGCCAGGTGGAATTTGTGAGATCCCTAAAGAATTTATCAAAGCACACAATGATGCTGCAGACCAACCAAAATGAATATATTTAAGTATTTTATTCTAGTTGTATTTTCTGTTACATTAACAGCCTGTTCCACAACAGTTCCTGTTACTGCAAAATTTCCAGATGTACCCGAAAGCCTTTTAAATAAGTGTCCTCAACTTGAAAAATTAAAAGAAGATGCTAAGCTAAGTGATATATCTAAAACAGTAGCAATAAATTATACGACATATTATGAATGTGCAGTCAAAAATGATGCATGGGTTGAATGGTATCGAATTCAAAAACACATTTTTGAATCAGTAAAATAATAAAAATTGGAGTAAGAATGACTAAAGATGTAGTCCATGGGATTTC